GGCTACAAGGCGTTGCAGGTGTGCGGTATCCCGATGGTCACGGACTACTACGTCCCGGCTGGCACCATCTATCTCCTCCACATCCCGTCGCTGGCGTGGGTGGATGCGAAGGATTGGGGCTTCGTCGAGTTCGAGGGCGCGGGTCCGTGGCGTTGGATTCAGGGCCGCGATGCGTTCGAGACGACCTATGCGTGGTACGGCAACCTTGCTTGCTTGGCGCGTAACGCGCACGGCAGCATCGTGGGGTACACCGATACGGCTCGCTTCTCGCACGTCGTCTGATCCTTGTAGCGGTGGGGGGCTTCGGCCCCTCACCGTCACCCCTTTCCTGAGGAGTTTCTTATGGGCAATTATTTCAGCCCACTGGCCGGTCGGTTTGGCGTCATGCCGAACCTGCTCGTGGGTCGCTGTTCGGCGGCGATTGGCAACAGCACGACCACGACGTACAACTTTGGTGGCCATCCGGCGAAGTCGATCATCAACCGCGCCGTGGTATCGGCTGGCACGGTCCCGGCTTCGACCAGCGGCACCATCCTTGGCGTGTTGCAGAAGTACGATGCGTCGGCTGACGCGGCGGTCGCGCTGACGGACAACATCGACCTTGAGGCGCTGACCGCGCATGAGGGGACGGCGGTGACGCTGCTCACCACGCTCACCGACGCGCAGAAGCTGCTGGACACGGGGGACACCGTGCGCTTTGTTGTCACCACGAACAACACGGTGACGACGGCAGCGGTCGATCTGGTGGTGAACGTCGAGCTGCTGGTCCAGAGCTGATGACTGATTCGGTGGTGCTAAACCATCGGGGGCATCCGGAGCCGTCGTCCGAGATTCAGCGACGGCTCCGGTGTGTTCATCCCCGCCTTGAGCTACGGTATGTGGATGCCGTGGATGCCCACTGGGCGATCTGCTTGCGCTGGACGGAGAACGACCGGCGCTGGTCGATGATCCAGTCCAACGAGATTGACCCCAATCGGAGTATCGACATTATCGGCTACTTGCCGATGCACTGCTCCCCGGACGAAGCGCCAGCCTACCTCGAAAAGTCGATGCGGGAATATCCGGCAGACGAGGTCCGCAACATGGTGCGCGACATGGGGCAGTACAACAGTGTGGCGCCCGTGCAACAGGCAATGGAAGAAGCAATGGCCGAGGTGCTGGATTCTCCGAATCCGAGCGCCCAGCCGAAGCGCCGTGGCCGTCCCCCTAAAGTTCGATAGGATACGCTTATGCCCACCGTGACCCGAGCGCAGTTGGTTGAACAGACCCGCGAGTACATGGATGCGGTCGGGTCCACGCGGTGGACTGACAGCTTTATCCAGACCGTTCTCGCGCAGGTGTATGACGAGGAGTGGTCGAACATCCTCAACGCCGCGCCGTACTACACGTTTCAGCAGCTTACGTTGACCACGGACGCCAACGGGCAGATTCCGTTCAGCAGCCTGAACACGGGCAGTGGCAACGCCGAGCGCAACTTTTATCGCGTCTTGTCCGTCTCGGACGGCAACGTCCTATACAACGAGACGACCTTCCAGTACGTCCCGCTGGCCACGACTACCAATTATTTGCCGACGTATCCGCGCCTGTATTACATGGTCGGAACGAACGTGCAGGTGCTTCCGGTGGCCTCCGGGACGTCGTTGTACATTGCCGTGAACTACAAGCCCACGGCCCTGAACGACCTGTCATCGGACAGCGCCACGATTGACTTCCCTGAGAACAATCAGGGGATCATCACCGCCAGCGCCGCTGCCAAGCTCTTGCTCAAGGGTGGCGCGGAAGTGGCCGCAGCAAACAACTTCCGCAACTTGGCCAACGAAGAGCGTCAGTCGATGCTGGACGATCTGCGCCGTCGCACGATCAACCCGACGCGCATGGCGTACCCCGACCAGAAGTATGACTGGAGCGGCGGCTAATGGCGGCAGGAGATCGCGTACTCGACGCCCAGCCACGCTTTGACGGGGGACTGAACAGCGTTTCTGATGATGCGGCGTTGCTGGACAATCAAGTCCGTACCGCTGCCAATGCGCGACTGACTGACTACGGCGCGATCAGCAAGCGCGGGGGAACGCGGCGGACCGCTGCGGCCCTTGCCGCGCAGCCGGTCACGGGCGGCTACACATGGACGAAGGACGACGGCACCGTCTCCGTCTTGGCGGTCTGCAACGGCAAGCTCTTTACGTCGGCGTTCAACCCGACGACATGGACATGGACAGAGCAGACGGGGACACTGGCGTCTGCCACCACCTCGTACTTTGCCAACTTCCGTGATGGCAGTGGCAACGATGTGGTGTACATCGCTGACGGGGGACCGCTCAACAAGTGGAGCGGATCAGCCCTGTCCACCAATCTTGCCGGGACGCCGGATGCGGCAGCGATTGCCGTGTACAACGAACGGCTCTGGTCGTGCGGCGACCCGGACTATCCCGACAGCATCTTCTATTCGGCGCTCAACAACGGCGATACGCTGGGCGTTGGCGCATCGGACGGTGGGCAGATTGTCATTCGCACGTTTGGCAACGAAGCGATTGTCGGGCTGGCGTCGATCAACACCTCGCTGCTGATCTTCCACAAGCGCGGTATCTCGCGCATCACGGGCTATGGGCAGGACGACCTGACCGTGGCTCCACAGGCGGTGACGGCGGACGTTGGCACGATTGCCAAGAACAGCATCGTGGCCAGCCAGAACATCGCCTACTTCATCTCCGAGCGCGGACTCTACCGCTGCAACGAAGCAGAGGTGGCGTCGATTGGTACGCCGCAGCAGCCTGATCCGATCCTGCCAATCATCCGGCAGTTGTCATCCACGGACTTCGATAAGATCAACTGCGTCATCAATCGGGCGACGAAGGAGTTGTGGATCACCATTCCCAACTTCGGGTGCTACCAGTATCACACGGTCCTCAACGCATGGTCGGGTCCGTGGGACACGGGCTATACGTCACCGGACACGACCTATCTGTTTGAGTGCCTGAACACGGCAGGACTGCCCATTGTCTTGCGCGGAGATGCCTCTGGGTACGTCAGTGTCTGCGATGCCCCCGGCGTGTTCTTGGATAACGTAGCCAGCGATGGGACGGGTGGAACGCGCTACGCGATGAGCGTCCAGATGCACCGCCTGTACTGCGGCGACGATGCGCTGGCCAAGTCGTTGCGCTGGGGCTACCTCACCGCGCAGCTCAACGGCTCAGACCAGACCCGTGTGCAGTGGAGCACCGGCGAGTCGTTCGGCTCGTACAGCCTGCCGCCGACCTACAGCTCGACATGGGGCGGCGCTGGCACCTACTGGGGCACTGGCACATGGGGTGGCGCAGGCAGTGTGAATTACCGCATCCCGATGGGCGGGACGGGATACTACATTGATGTTACGATCATTGACTCCGGCAGTTCGCAGCCGGTGTTTAGTCGCTTCCAGCTAGAAGCGTTCGCGCTTGGACGGAGATAACGATGGCTCAAACAGTCGCACAGCATAGCGTTGCCTCGTTCACCTCTCCGGTGAATGGCACCAGCCCTATCGACGCCAATCAGGTGCGAGGGAACGACAACACCCTCCGCGCTGGCTACAACGATCATGACGCCGATCCGGGCATCCACCTCCAGTCGTCTGCGCTTGCTTCGCGTCCAGCGGCAGGGGAAGCAGGGCGCAAGTGGCTGACCACGGACACGGGCGTGGTGCGCCTGTACCTCGACACCGGCTCGGCGTGGGCGGACATCAGCTACCTGCCGCTGGCCGGTGGTACGGTTGCTGGCAACGTGTCGATCACGGGGACGCTGGCTGTCACCAGCGCCATCACCGCCACGGGTGGCGTGGTTGGCAACGTGACGGGCAACGTCACCGGCAACGTGACCGGCAACGCCAGCACCGCCACGGCACTGGCGACGGCGCGGACCATCAACGGCGTCAGCTTTGACGGCACGGCCAACATCACCGTCACGGCAGACGCGGGGACGCTGACTGGATCGACGCTGGCCTCTGGCGTCACCGCCTCGTCCCTGACCAGTGTGGGGACGCTGGCCAACCTTACCG